TATCTATAGAGATAATAACTGGAGTAATGTTAGAAAGGTATGGGCTGAATTGGCTAAATATGATATTGATGTTGATATCATGAATACTGAATATAACCCTGAAGGATTATCAGTTCCAGAACAATGGAAGAAGTGGGAAATAGAAATTCCATTTATAGATAATAAAGGTAAAGAAAATAAAATGTTAGGATATTTAAGAGCGAGTGCGGCGGGTAGTGTAAAGGATCCAATGGACGCTTATGATATCGTTGTAATTTTATATTAAAAGGAAAATTAAATGGCAGAAATGAATATTTCTATATATGACGGTTCTCCGAGATCGTTTGTTGAAATAGAAGGAAGCGGAAGTGATCCTACTCCGTTTGCAATGTATGATGATGAGATAAGTGGCTCTGCTCAGAATGTAGCAAAATATATTGCGTTACGATTGGGGTATCCAATTATAGATATAGAATTACAAGATTTAAATTTGTATGCTTGTTTAGAAGATTCAATTAATGTATATTCATCAGAAGTTAATTCATATAATATTAGAAATAATTTAATGGATTTACAAGGTGTTCAAACATCAGCAACAGACAATATAAGTCAAAAAGTAATTACAACTAATTTGGGTCGTGTAATTACAATATCTAAACAATATGGTGAAGCAGCAGGAGCTGGCGGTGATGTGACTTGGCATAAAGGTTATATTTCAACAACTATTGGCGTGCAAGAATATGATATTGATGAAATTTTCTATACAGCCAGTGGATCAACAGCTATTTCAGAAAGTAATACAAATAATCCTATAGAAATAAAAACAGTCTATCATGAAGCACCTCCAGCTAAAACTCGATATTTCGATCCGTATGCAGGAACTGGAATGGGCACATATAATGTAATGCAACAATTTGGTTGGGATCAAATGTCTCCAGCAGTTAGTTTTGTGATGATGCCATTATATGAAGATTTACTTAGATTACAGGCAATCGAATTTAATCAAATGATTAGACGATCAGGATATTCATGGAAATTGATAAACAATAAACTATCAATTTTTCCAATTCCGGATCGAGCTATAAAAGTTTATTTTGATTATATTTATATTTCTGATAGAAACAATCCAATAAAAGGTGATGACGATTTTTATTCAGATTATTCTGATGTTCCTTACAATGCTATGAGTTATACCAAGATTAATGCAGTTGGAAAGCAATGGATACGAGATTATGCATATGTTTCAGCAAAAGAAATGTTAGGTTTAGTTCGTAGTAAATATAATAGCATACCAATACCAGACGGAGATGTTAGTTTGGATGGCGAAACATTAAGAAGTGAAGCAGCCAGTGAAAAAGAACAAATGCTAACTCAATTAAGAGAAACATTAGCAGCAGTAAGTAGAAGACAACAAATGGAAGATAGAGCTGAAGAAGCCGAGCAAATGCAAAATATATTGCATAAAGGTCCATTAGGAATTTACGTGGGATAAAAAGGAGATAATTTTGACGCTTTTTGGTAGGAATAGGGACACATCATTATTCCGTAGCATAAATAGAGAATTAATTAACGATATAATTGATACAAAAGTTGATATTATTAAACCATTAGTCGAATTAATGGATTCAAATATTTATGGAGAATCAACTAACAAGACCTGGAGATCACCAGTTAGAGTAAATGCATTGATACAAATAGATGAACAGGCCGCTGATTATAGTGAGTTTGGAAGTGATACAACACAGACGTCCAGATTTGCATTTTTACGGGATGATTTAATAAAAGCAGATTTATTGATTGAAGTAGGTGATGTTATAGATTGGAATAATAGATTTTGGGAAGTTGATAAAGAAATTGAAAATCAATACTTCATGAAACGCAATCCTGCAACAGATACAAAACAAGCACCAGATACGGTAGAATTAGAACGTGGTTGGAATGTTTCTGTAATCTTTACTGCTCATGAAATGCGTAAAAGAATAACACAATTTGAAAATTTAGATTCTGGTAAATAATGGCAAAAAAACCAACATATAAATCAACCGAAGATATTGCACAAGAAAAAGACGGTAGTCAAGAAAGAACTGCTCATGTAAAACGTGATGATAAAGTCCAAAATTTCAAAGTTGGATTAGAAGAAATTGATACTGCTATTAAATATTATTTTGATAATGTTATTAAACCAGCAGTGCAAGAACAAGATCGTACAATAAAAGTTCCAGTAATTTATGGATCACCAGAACGATGGAAATCAGTTCAACACGATGGATATTACAGAGATGATAAAGGAAAAATGCAAACTCCTTTAATTATGTATAAACGTAATTCTATTACAAATCGACGTGACCTGGCAAGAAATTTAGATGCAAATAAACCGTTAATATATCAAGATTTTTATACGAATTATTCTTCAAGAAATAGATATAGTAATTTCAAAATATTAACTTCAGAATTACCGGAAAAAGAAATTCATAATGTGATAATTCCAACTTATATTACATTAACATATGATGCTATAATATGGACAGATTATGTGCAACACATGAATAAAATAGTTGAAGCAATTAACTTTAGTGATAGTGCCTATTGGGGTGAACCAGATAAATTTAAGTTTTATACGGTTATCAATAATTTTTCAACTCCAGTTGAATTAAGTGAAGGTGAAGATAGGTTAATAAAAAGTTCATTTGAATTAACATTAAATGGATACATGGTGCCAGATTCAATTCAAAAAGAAATGGTGCAGAAATCACAACGAGGCATTTCTGTTAGTAAAGTGGTATTTGATATGGATGATGAAATTAACCGAGAAATTTAACTGATGAAATATTATTTAACTCTAAAATGGGTAGTGAGCATGTGCAAATTGTTAAATTAAAATCAAGTTTAGCAAGAAAATATATAATGAAAAATAGCATGACAGGCGGTCTTGTATCTGAATTTTTTAAAGATAAAATATTGAAAAAATGAAATTATACGATCTCATACCAGTAAAATTAAAAGAAAATTTAGAAGTATTGAAATCTACTTTAGTAAAAAAGTATCCTGGACTCCAACTCAACATTCATAAAATGATGAGTAAAAAAGAAATATATTTAAGTAAAATTATTGTTCCAACTGATAATCAAAATAAAGGCGTAGGAACTAAAGTAATGATTGAATTATGTAAGTATGCAGATAATAAACAATTTGTGATATCATTAAACCCTACAGATGATTATGGTGGAAATGTTAGCAAACTAAAGAGATTTTACAAAAGATTTGGATTTGTAGAAAATAAAGGTAAGAATAGAGATTTTGAAATTAGTGAAGATATGTATAGGAATTCTAAATAAGGACAAATATGAAAAGAAGTGAATTAAGACAAATAATCGAAGAAGAAATGTAGATCAATGAAAGAATAGCTCATGGTAAGGCGGTCATCATATTTGGTTTGCAGAGAAAAGCACAAATAACAGAATAGCAATAATATATTATTAAGGAAAAAATGAAAAAGTTACAACAAAACGAAATAGAAAAGTTACATAGTATTCAAGAAGAATATAACAAAAAAGTTTTTGAATTTGGTAGACTTAAAGAAGCACAAATTGAACTGGAAGACCAGTTCGAAGAGTTACGTCAAATGGAAACTCAACTTCGTAATGATTACAAAGAATTACAAGAAAACGAACAATCTTTTGCAAAAGAGTTAGAAGATAAGTATGGTAATGTTGAGATCAATCTTGATGACGGGACAATAAGCGACCAAGAATAACCGGTTTGAAATATTTTGTGATATTTATATATAGAAAAATATGTGTAATAAAAATTACATATAATTAAAACAAAATAAGGAGAAAATTATGAATAATTATAACGGAGGATTCACGTGGAGAGATTAGTTAGTCCCGCAGTTTTTACGCAAGAAAACGATAAGTCGTATTTACCGCAAGGGGTAAGTGAGATTGGAGCCGCAGTAGTCGGCCCAACCACAAAAGGGCGCGCATTAGTTCCTACTCAAATAACATCGTACAGCGAGTTTCAACAGAAATTTGGAACAGCAGACGGCACATCATATGTTCCATACGCAGTTAGAGAGTATTTACAACATGCCGGAATGATGACAGTCACAAGAATCTTAGGATTAGGCGGATATTCATCACAAGTGGTAGTTTTAACATTATCAGGATCATTAGATTCAGAAAGAATGTTTTCAGTGTTACATCATACAACCGTAAATTTAGTTGGAAAATATGATTCATTAGTTTCAGGTTCAGTTGATTTTACAGCATTAGGAGACTGGGGTTTAACTATTAGTGGATCAGTTTCAGAATCGACATATAGTAGTTTATCAGTTAATTCTACTGATACTAATTGGATTGGAAAAGCAATTGGCGATAAACCAACAAGCACAACAAACCCATCATACTTATATTCAAACTTTAAGCATTGGGGCAATTTACAATATTCTGCATCAGTAGCAGATGCATGGACAGGTGAAATTACAGCATCAAATGAAGCAATGTCATTATTATCAGATTATAGTGTGGCAGAAACACCATGGGTGCAATCACAATTGGTTAATGATGTTGTATATAATTTATTTAAGATTAAAACAATGTCACATGGCACAACTGCAAACTCAGAAGTTAAAGTTGGCATTGCATCAGTAAAATTTGCATCTGAAAATCCAGGCGTAGATTATGGCACATTTGCAATTGTAGTACGAAAAGCAGGAGATAAAGATACAGCTCCAATAGTATTAGAATCATACAATAACTTATCATTAGATCCAGACTCAGCAAATTATGTTTGTAAAAAAATAGGAACAAAAGTGCCTAATTACAATACAACAGCTGGTAAAATAATTTGGTCAGGCGATTATGATAATATGAGTGATTATATTGTAATTGATGTTCATTCAAATGTAGAAACAAAAGGATATTCATCAGAATTAGTGCCACACGGTTTTGCAGCAGTGCAACAACCATATGCAGGAGTCGCAGGGGATATTTTAATGCCATCTGCATCATTAGTATCAAATCAAAAACATAATAGTTTATGGAATGATAAAGTATATTTAGGCTTTAATTATGATTTTACAAATACTGATAATTCAAATTACTTATCACCATTAGCATTAACTACTACTACTGGTTCAAATACAACATTTAATTTAGATACAGATGCAATGTTAAGCACAGGCAATGCAGGAACAGGATCAGTAGCTGAAGCACCAATTGCATCACGTAAATTTATGCTTCCATTCCAAGGTGGGTTTGACGGACGAAATCCAGCAACTCCAACTTATATGGGAACAGATATTACCGTAGGAACAAATGTAATGGGTTATGATATTAGCACATCAACAGCAAGCGGATCAACTGCTTATAACAGAGCACTTGACATGTTAGCAGATTCAGATACATATGATATCAATTTACTATTAACTCCAGGCGTAACAAACGATTTAGCCCCTCATATCGTAACAAAGGGTATAGATTTATGTGAAAGTCGAGGAGATGCTTTTTATGTATTCGACGGCGATGTATTGGATACAACCAATTTAACAACCGTATTAAGCACAATTGAAGATTTAGATACCAGTTATGCGGCAACATATTATCCATGGGTAAAATATCTTGATGTAGATCGAAATAAACTTATGTGGATTCCACCATCTGTTGTGGTTGGCGGAGTATATGCGTTTAATGATAAAGTTGGATATGAATGGTGGGCACCAGCAGGATTGAACAGAGGCGGAGTAAATGCCCGAGATGTTTATTATCCGTTGAGTCAACCTAATCGTGACACGCTTTATGATGGTAAAGTTAATCCGATAGCTAGCTTTCCAAATGAAGGGATTGTGGTTTGGGGTCAAAAGACTTTACAGACTGCTGCAAGTGCGCTGGATAGGGTGAATGTTAGGAGGTTGCTTATTAATCTCAAAAAATTTATTGCATCATCTTCAAAATATTTAATTTTTGAAGCTAACTCTTCCTCAACTCGAAATAAATTCTTGAATATTGTGAATCCGTATATGGAGACCATACAATCTAGATCGGGTTTATATGCTTTTAAGGTGGTCATGGATGAATCTACGAACGGTCCGGAAGTTATTGATCGGAATGAGATGCGAGGAGAGATATGGATACAGCCTTCCAGAACGAGTGAATTTGTTTTGATCGATTTCAATATAATGGCGACAGGTGCCCAATTCTCCGAATAACGAGAAACACCAGTTAGCCACATATTAAAGTTTATAATCATAAGGTTTACGAAAATCTTCTATAATTAATTTTATAGGAGATTTTTTGGTAAAGATTTGGTACTTTAAAATATAATACTTATATTTGTGAAACTAAAAGATATAAAAAATTATGAGAAAAAATGAACAAGAACGAAAAGACAGTATTAGAGATGGTTACGCACAAATTGTTAGCCATATTGGTAAACATCCAACCAATGGACTAAAATCTTTCATGGGTAAGAATGATATTACTATGAATATAAAACGAGCAGCAGTTATTGCTGGATTAATATGGAACGCCGGACCAAATGTTTCCCCATATTGGAAAGTAGATCATACAATAATTACAAATGATGATATAGATTTAATTTTCAAAGAAATATCAAATATACAGAAGGATTCCAGCAAAAGGCAAACAGAAAAGCGTAACCAAGAAACAGAAAAGCGTAACAAAGATAAAGCTGAATTTCAAGAAATTTTAGATGCGTTAAATGAACAAAAAGGCGCACATCAAGCAGCCTATTTGATTTGGTATCAAATAGAAAAAGATCCAACCACAAAATTAACAAAATTTTGTGAGAAACATAACATTTTAAAAGTAAAAAAAGCGATTCAAGAAATATTATGGCATGGCAGCCCATCGTTACTTAATCTAAGTCATAATTCTAGATTACCAAAATGGTCATTTTCAACGATTGCGTATGAACAATGTATAAAAGAAGTATGCAGGAAGATACCAGGAGAAGTTGGACCATCAGCAAATTTAAAACCAAAAAACTCTTCAGTTGTAAAAGAACCTGCTCCACGTGAAACAAAAGAAATTGATGTACGTGGAACTAGAGAAACTGAAGTAATTGGAAAGGCAAAAGCTATTGGTGCGAAAGAAGTAGAAATTATTGATGGAAGAATGATCATCAGATTTTAATTCCAATGTTCGTCTAGCACGGTAGGCAGTATTATATTTAGTTTATTTTTACGAAAATCCTCTATAATTTTTTATAGGGGATTTTTTATGGATAATATTTGGTAAATTGAAATATTATTATTACATTTATAGACAATCAAATGGAAAGAAAAATATATTGGTGAAATTAAAATAATAAAAAAATGGACAAACAATGGGAAGCAGTTAGAGAATTTCATGAGAAATTCAATCATCCAGTTGGTGAAGTACCTAATTTCTTATCACAGAAAAGAGTTGAAAAAAGATATGATTGGATGAAAGAAGAGATAGATGAATTTGTTGAAGCTCTTGATTTATATGAGCAAGCAGATGCTATGATTGACTTAATCTACTTTGCGTTGGGGACACTTGTTGAGATGGGGATAAAACCAGAAAACTTATTTGGTGTTGTTCAGAATGCTAATATGTCAAAGTTATGGCCTGATGGTAAACCAAGATATAAAAAGGATGGGAAAGTCATGAAATCAAAAGATTGGGTTGATCCTTATCCTTTATTAAAAAAGGAAATAGATGAACAATCGCAAGAGAAGGAATTGTTGTTTTAATTGATTCTGGAATGCAAATGTAAAAATGAAAATTGTAAAAATGAAAATTGTAAAAATTATATGGCTGCTAATTCTATTTGCTCCACTATCTCTTTGGAGTCAATCCGATACGATACGTATTGGAGAAATTCCAAACAAATGTAGTAGAAATGTAATCTACGAGACGACTATAGATATCGTAACTACAATCGTAATAAATGAATTTTTAGCCCGAAATGCGAGTTACAATGCCGATGAGGCTGGCGATTATGATGACTGGATTGAATTGTATAACTATGGAGATCTACCAGTAAAAATTGATAATCTTTGGTTTAGTGATAATCCTCAAAATCGATTTAAATGGAAGTTAAATTCTAATTCTACATACTTGAATCCAGGAGAATACTTTCTTATTTGGGCTGATGGAGAGCCAGATGAGGGAGATAATCATACATCTTTTAAGCTCTCTGGCGACGGCGAGTATATAGGAATCTGGAATCCTGACACCTCTTTAGTTGATGAAATCTATTATGGTAAGCAATCATCAAATGTTTCCTACGGTAGGTTTCCAGACGGAACTCAACACTGGCAATATTGCATAATTCCAAGTCCGGGTGAATACAATACAAGTGGAGGGGAATTTATTCTTCCAGCACTTAATACAAATCATGTTGGAGGTATCTATCAAAACCCTATAATACTCAATTTAAGTTCAAATATTCCAGATTGTGATATTAGGTATACTTTGGATTGTAATGAACCTACTAATCAAAGCCTGCTCTATAAGGACTTTATTCGAATATCAGAAACCACAATCGTAAGAGCACGATTGATAAAAGAAGGATATATTAGTGGAGAAATCATGACCATCTCTTTTCTTTTTGAAGAAGATGAATATGAAAATCCGATTGTATCATTAGTCTCAACACCAGATAATTTTTATGGTAGATATGGTCTAATATCATATCCATGGATATTTGAAATTCCGGCAAATTTTGAATTTATAGAAAATGGAATAGTGACCTATTCGGGAGGAACTGGTATTCAGAATCATTCTATAAAAAGAACGAAACCAAATTCGATGAAATTATATGCCAGGTCGAGATATGGCGAGGAATGGTTTGATTATCCTTTTTTTGAAGACTTAACTCCTACTCGTTATAAACGGTTGATATTGCGAAATGCCGGTAATGACAATTTAAATAAGGTCGAGACTAATTCACACATGCGAGATCCGTTAGCATCCGCTATTGCAGAAGAGGTATCAAATAATAAGTCAATGACATCTGCTTCAAGACCAGTCAATGTGTTTATCAATGGCGAGTATTACGGACTTTTCAATCTCAGGGAAAGAATAGATGAATATTACATTAAAACCCATACTTCTACAACTGAGAATTTTGATTTACTGGAGAGAAGTTTTGGGCATAAAAATAATAGGAATGCAATTGTAGGATCATTTGAGAAGTGGGACGAGTTACTGAAATTTGTAGACATAACTGGAAATCTTGTCAATGACGATGATTTTCAATACCTAAAAAGTCAGGTGGATATAGATAATTTTACCGACTACTGGATTACAGAAGTATTTTTAGGCAATTACGATTGGTTATCGAACAATATAAAATTTTGGAAATCAGAAAATGGTAAGTGGCAATGGATATACTGGGATATGGATCATAGTATTGGACTTAGCTATCTTGACTATGGAAATGTTGATTGGAATACCTTAAACTGGTCCCTTGGTTTTACTGATCGAGCACAAACAAATGGGAACAACAACATTCTTATAAGGAATCTTTTGATGAATGATACATACAAAGAGTTTTTTATAAAAAGATTCACTCATCTCTTAAACACCACTTTTTCATATAAGGAGACACAAATTATTGCTGAGACGATGCGAAAAGCATATAAGAATGATTTATCCATACATGCAGAGAGATGGGACCGGGACATGAATGATTGGAATAAAGCTAATAAAATAATTGAACGTTACCTTGCTTATCGACCAGCTGAACAATTGAAACATCTACAATCTTACTTCAATATAGCAGAACCTGTAAAGGTGAGTTTTAATTGCATTCCACCCGGAAGGGGAAGTATATCCATAGATGAATATGTTTTAACTTCAGATAGTTGTTCGGGTAACTACTTTCCGAATATGGTTTATGAATTGACTGCAATTCCGATTTCTGGATATATTCTTCACGATTTTATTATTAATGGTGAGTCAAGTGATTCTTCTTCTATATTCTTAAGCAAAGACACTGAAATAACGGCTGTTTTTATACCGGAAGACCCTGTAACAACATCAGTTACTGAATTTTATTTCGATAACAGAGAAGATACCCATAGCAGGACTCTCAAACATTATCCAACGCCAGCAAGTAATGAGTTCTTTATTGAGCTTCCCGAGAGCAATACCTGTCATATGGAGTTTTTCATATTTGATCTCATGGGAAATATAGTAGAGAAATTTACACTGAATCACACACCGGAAAAGCTTCAGGTTAACGTACAATCATTGTCCTCAGGTATGTATTTTTTTTATATTAAAATAGGTGATTATAGTTATTATGGGAAGATTGAGGTGATGAAATATAGAACACATTAAAAGAATTAAGAAGAAGTAGAAATTCAGCTTTTTCTCTTTAAAAAGAAATATTTTAATTGATTTGGATAATTAAAATATTATACTTACATTACAGAAAATAATTAAGGAATGATTTATCTCGATGGTTATATTAAATACTTTAAATACTCAAACATGAAAAAAAGAGTGATCCCATTTGTTTTATCCTGCAGTCATTATATAATTCAATATAAACTTGGCTTGATATGGCATACATTTGTAGAAAATGCATTATATGATGAAAAGTGGCTATGTTCAGACCATCAGCCTTATTTATATACTAATTTTGATACTGCCTGTAAAAAAGCAGAAGAATTAACTGAAACTTATATTTTAAAACATAATAAAGAGAAAAAAGCTGAGTATAAAGCACACATTAAAAGAATTAAGAATTTGAGAAAAAGTAGAAATAAAAAGAAATATTTTAATTGATTTGGATAATTGAAATATAATTTGTATATTTATAGTGAACAAAAGCTGAAACAAATGTCAAAAGTAAATGATTTAATAAAATTATCGAAACAAATAAAAGGTTCAGAGTATAAAGTTATTCAAGATACTCATTATTTAAATATCAACGACGTGCATGATGTAACAATCCACGTTACTGATAACATGTGCGGATCTATGAAAAACTTAAACAGTGATGATATAAAACCAAGCATTATTTGTGAAATTGATATTAATAATGAGGTTAATGAAGTATGTAAAAGATCATGTGATAATTGTATTGAGTTTTATGAGGAATGTAATGAGGCAATAAATAATTTTTCAAGTGATCCTACATTTTGTTTAACTGATAAATTATTAAATAAAGATAGAATAAAATACTATGAACAATTGAAAAAGGATTCTACTGTTCGTCTAGCATGGTAGACTTTTTTGCATGATTAAAATCTTCTATAATTAATTTTATAGGAGATTTTTTTGGTTATATGAAATATTTTACTTACATTTATGTATTGATTAAGATAAAGGTTATGAAAATAGAATATAAATTTTAAACCACAAAATTATGACTGATTATGCTATTTACAAAAGTGTCTTTTTAGAAAAAGTAAATTCGCCAAAGGCACATCTCAAAAAACAACTTAATAGTTATTTTGATTCATGTCCGTATCCTAATAGAGGAATGTTAATTCCATGGTCAGCACAAGTTGATACACGAGAACCAACAAAATATGTAAAAATGTATGAATAATTGGAAGTGTTAAGATGACCACTTTATGAAAAATTTACAAATACAATGAAAAAAATTTACAAATACAATGAATTATATGTCGTTATCCGTTACGGTGATACTGAGTTTTATGACATATATATAGATAAAGATGATGCTATATTAGTTGCTTACAAACAGAATGAGGACATGACAAAACTTACATTTTATGATCCTAAAACAACTTCTAAATGGGTAGTCTTAACTATAGACGAGGCAGTTGAATATGTTAAAGAAGCTTTAACTGACCAACACGAATTTGATACATGCGGAAGCATATTTAAAAGCAAAAACTCGTTATTAAAATAAACAAAATGAAAAAAAACGGAACATTGATTAGAATTAACCCATCTTGTTGGAGTACTGATAGCGGACGAGATATTAGTGGTTACGAATTTTATTTAAATAATCAAGATGAAGGTTTTTGTGTAACAAAGAAACAAGCACCTTTTATGACTGAAGATATAAAAACTAATTTCCAAAACCTTTTAGGTAAAAAAGTAGCTTTTACTTGTGATGAGTGGAGATATAAAGTAAGATTTACAAAAGAGTGTTTAACTCAGTTGAATATGTTAAAGAAGCTTTAACTGACCAACATGATAAATATAATGATATATTTTAAGATACTATTAAAACGAGAAACATGAAAATAATGAAAAATCCAATTACCCTGGTGGTATTAAGTGTTATGCTATTAAGTGTTATGCTATTAGTTGGCATGGCAGCATGTGAAAATAATTCTTTAGACTACCTAAAAACTTCAGAAAAGACTGATGTTCAAAAGCAGGAAATAAAGGAGCCAGATGTAATAATTACGGTTAGCCCACAAAAGCTAACATATACTAGCTTTGGTTATGTTGGAAAAGGTTCTAAATTATATGAAGAAACTGATCATATTCTTGGGTATAGCATAGTTGTTAAAAACAGAATTGATGGAGTTCATTTAGAAAAAGTTAAATGTAAAAAGGTTGATTTAGATGAAGTTATGAATGAATTAGAGATATTATATATTTATAAGACTGACGAAGTATCTAAAAAGTATAATGAAAAATATAAATGATAAAATAAAATTATGAGTATAGTAAAAAATGTAAAAATGATTGATGTAAGTGATTGGGATGATTTAGTTTCTGATACTTACAATAGACCTTATAGTTTCCAACAACAAGATGGATGTCAAGGAAGAGGCCATGTTGGGTTAACTATTCCGGAAGAATTTACGTTAGAAGATGAAATGCATGATTCTATACCTGAGAGAGTTAATGGTGAAGTAAAGAACGTGACCCAAAACAAGCTGTTGGAGATGATAAAACGGATTGGGAAATAAGGCTATTTTGGCAAAGAAATTTCTACCCTGATCTTAATACATTAGCAAATGATTTACATAAAAAAGGCTTAATTGAAGCTGGCGAATATGTTATAAATATCGATTGGTAAATATGTGTTATGCTTTTCAAACAAACAAATGTTATGCTCTTCAAAATAAAACAAATAAGCGTATTATTTGAGATTACGAATAATACTATATCCAGTGATACAACAATAACGATAGCTTATGCTTTGAAAATTCAACACGCTCATCCAGATCTGAAAAATTATGCATTTGTATATGTTGATAAGGATTTAGTTATAGATGTAATTTACATACCAACGAAATTCAATAACGCAGACCATAAAGATTGTTGGACTTACACCGGGAAGCCAGGAATGTATAGAAATCAAATTCAACAACAATTAGACAAGATTAAATTGAGTTATACCCAAGATATTCCAGAAGATCAATTATTCGGTTGGCCAGAATCATGGGTGACAGTCTATAGAAAATAAATAAAAAATG